TAATTACCTTCGTGCTGACAGGTTTTTTCGCGCCAAGAATATACCGGGATCAAATCTAAGGAAGCTATTTACAGGACTGGCCATTGAAGTGGCACGGGCTGAAGGTATCCTTCAGGAAATAGAGGATCGTATATGAGTAAAAATTGGAGTTGGAAGTTAGAGAAAATAGATCGCATAAAAGAGAATCTAACTAAGCTATTGGGCCATGACATTGATCGCTATGAAAGGGTGGTGGATATAGTAGAGCACTTATCCCTACCTCAACTTGATGACTTCGATAAAATGGTAACGGTATTGATCGAACATAATAGGATATTTTCATGAAAATATTAAAAAATATAAGCGTTCCGACAGGCAATATCATTGTTGCCGATGGTGAATACGGCAATTTAGAATTCCTGTCAATTGGTGATTATGGAAAAGACGTAAATCTAAAATGTGATGCAATGGGGCTTACTGGTGATATCGATAAAGTACAGCATCAACAGATGCTGCCACTCGAAAAGAAATGGGTTATCACTATATCTACACAATATGGATGTTCTGTTGGGTGTAACTTTTGTGATGTTCCACAAGTAGGTCGAGGCAAGAATGCATCATTTAAAGATATGATAAGCCAAGTCAGAATAGCAATGTGGCTCCATCAAGAAGTGACTTATACCGAAAGATTAAATCTGCACTATGCCAGGATGGGTGAACCGACGTTTAATTTTGATGTGATTAGGTCAACATATTTTCTAGCAGGTCAGTTTGCAAGAACCATGTGGGGATTTCATCCTGTGATATCTACAATGATGCCATTGAAAAATTCCATACTTCAAAAGTTTTTACTTGAATGGATGTATATAAAAAACGAGGTAATGGCTGGCGATGCAGGTTTACAGTTGAGCATTAATTCTACTAATCAAAGAGAGCGCGACAATATATTTAATCGCAAAGCATATTCTTTATCTGGAATAGCCAATATAATGAAGTCTTTGCCGAAGCCAAAAGGTAGAAAGATAACTTTAAATTTTGCAATAGCTGATTGGGAAATAAGTCCTGAAAAGCTGTTAACAAGATTTAGTCCCGATGATTACATCATAAAGCTCACACCAATGCATAAAACTCACGAAGCCATTAAAAATGATGTGAGAACTCATGGTGATTACACAACAATGCATCCCTACAAAGAGCATGAAGAAGCTCTCAAAAAAGCTGGCTATGATGTATTGGTTTTTATTGCCTCAGAAGAAGAAGATCTCAGTAGAATTACTTGCGGAAATGCTATACTGTCTGGTAGCAATCTAGATGTTGATTAGGCCCATGCAATCCATCGCATTTTCTCCCAGACTCGCACCTCGTCCAATCTGAGCATCAAGTAAGTATTTGATTATTCGTAAACGAGTGAATTATTTCCTGCGAAGCAGTTTCATGAGGAAAGATTTCGAAATACACTGATATTCTGCATCCAGCGACTTTTTCATATCGATTCGGACTATTTTTTTATGGCCACCCTTGCATTTGTTTTTTCTATCATACGCCTTCTTTTTGTCACCCTTAACACAAACCCACTGACAGAGCTGCTCGTAATTATCAGGACATTTTGCCCATATAGAATTGTCATTTGATCTGTCGGGAAATTTATTATAGTCAGGACTTGGAGATCCCCATCCACATGCGCCGATTGCTATTGCCGTCATCATACCCAAGATAAACCATTTCATGATTTAAGCTCCTTTTCATATGTCTTGTATAACATTTTAAGTTTTTCCTCTTGATCATTGTAGGCATCCACGATCCCGAGCAACTCATTAGATATAGAGCCAACCCCATATGCCACCTCGGCATCTCTATATAGTTTATCGAGTTTGATCAATTTATTTGTCTCTTTTTCCATCTTCTTTTTTTGCTTTTCATTGAATTTTGGGAGTGCTTGAATAAAGCTATTGATCATCTTCGCTGTTTCCGTTGCTGCTATTGCGTAAACTTCAGTTGCCATAGTCACCTCTGTCAATTTTCTTTTGTGTTTTGATTCTCAGTAATATATTCCCGAGTGTTGGTGTGATAATAATGCCTCTAACGACATCTGATAACCCTGGACAAAAACACCCGAAGAGAAAGAAAACAATATTGAATTGAATCGTCCGTGATTCTATCCACCACTTTTTTTCCTCTCCGGGTAATTTTAGCATATCAGATTAATTCCTTATCATGCAACCGGAGTGCCTTCACTATCAAGCTCGGCGATCTCAGTGCCAGTTTTGTCAAGCAATTGCTCGACACCTTCGGTAATTGGGTCTATAATTCCCCTTGCCAACGCAAATGGTGCTTTCTGTGCCTCTGTTTTTACTTCCTTGATGTCCTTAACCGCTGTCTGTAATTCGCCCAACGCAGTCAATACTATCGTGCCATATTCGTCTGCCGTTATTTGTCCATCGTCATCTAACGCCTGATCAATGTTCACGAGAATCTTTTTTACGGCTTCGCCGATGTCATTGGCTTCTGGTGTTACGGTGGTTTCTCTTTTTCTTAATTCCATGATTACTCCTATTTTAAGATTTTGCCGTCAAACTCACGGCGGTATTCAAACGGAATAGAACTAACAATATCAGTCCTATGCGTTAATTTCTTGTATCTTACTCTGGCATCCTTCCTTGTGCAATATTCTAGCAATTTTTCACCCTTCAGTTTTGCAGTATATCTACCAGCTCCACCAGCTTCGATGCAGATACCATTCGGCCCGCAAATCCTAACGTGAATAATTTCATCAATAGATTTTCCATGAAATAAAAAGGCACCATCTCCCGGTGGCCCACTTCTTAATCCAAGACCCACTAGATTATCGTGTAATCTTTGACCGGTCATATCCATTATTTCCATTGTTCCGCCTATCATTTTTATATATTCATTGGCCGAAGTAATTGCAAACGAGCTGCAATCGAAAAAGAATGGGCCATTGGCACCCCACTGATAAGGGACATTGAGGTATTGAGATGCCACGAAAAACAGTGTCAGGATATTCATGAGTTAATCTTATAAAAATCTGTTCCCCGTGGCAAATTGTGGGCAACTACTTGGTTTTACTTGTTGTTTTCTTGGCTTTTTTCTTTGATATCTTCTTTGATGTTTTCTTTTTAGTTGCCTTTTTAACTACTTTCTTCTTCATTGTCTTTTTCTTTGCTGTTTTCTTTTTCACGGTCTTCTTTTTGGCAGTCTTCTTGGCTGTCATAGTTTTCTCCTGTTGACTTTATTAATATATCACCTGTTGCTATCGATACCGGCGGTATCGGCTTGCAATAAATTACTAATGTAATCTCACCATTTAACAGAAAATCAATTCGCTTTTGGATTGATGATTCTTTCCATATTGAATAAGTAACGCCATCGATTATAGCACATGGAAGATCGGCGACATCTCCGCTACCCTTGTATGTATCCTGGGTGGTATCTTTTCGGACGGGAAACATTGTCGGTTCCGTTAAGTTGCAATCCCTGCTGATATGCTGCAAGAGATGTGATGCCATTTCTGCAAGATTGCCCCTGGCCAATTCCTTTTCAAAAAGCCATGCAATCATATGACCCTCACGAAGACCATCACCATATTTACATTTTAATTCATCCATAATCGAATCTGGAATTGTAACACCATATATTGCAGTCATTTGATCGTCATCCTTGAAATATCTTTAAATGCTCCATATTCAGGATTTAGATATCCCGGTGAGTGGGCGATTACAGCGATGAGAGCAATAAATAGCATGACTCCCGTTACTATCATACTTCCAGCGAAGAACATTTGTATATCTGATCTATATATTCCGCCCCAGCGATCCTTTTTTTCGCTATCTATGTCTCTTATCGTAACTTTCCACCATGCCGCCACACTAAAAAGGAGTAACGCCAAACATATGACAGCAACAGAAGCAGCAATATAGAAAGAAATCACTTGTTGCTCTATGATGTGTGGCCATATATAATCTGCGCCTACTCCTAATTTTTGCCCCAGGCTATCTAAATAATTTGTAATCTGTGTAATATTTTCTTTATTCATTTTTTATCCCTGTCCCATATCATTTGGAACTCTTTTTCATTTAGGCGTTGTAGTTCTTTTTGATCTTTCCAATTTTCAATAACTAATTCTTCCACATCTCTAATCCGGCGAACAAAAAAAACTATCACCCATGACCACACGACTACTGCGACAAATAAGATAATAACTAAAAAATCCATTTCATCTCCATTTTTAGATGCTCGTCTTTCCGAGCTGTCATCGCTTAAGGCGCAAAGACCACATGACTGGCGGTCATGAATCGCCCACTGTTAACCACAAATTGTCGTGGTTCCATGTCCACGGGTCGTTTTAATATCTAGCAAACAGTCCATGGTAAAAATGCCGAATCATAGTTTACAAGGACGGACAAACCCAAGAGCTACTTGGACCGCTGACTTTGATGAGTCAATTCAAGATTAAGTGAAATATAGATATCAATCCCATTTGCAATTGTCAACAAATAATATGGTATTATTTTAAATTCTTAATTTCTTGGCGAATATTAATCAATATTTCCTTGTGATGATCTAGGCGAATGCCTATTTTTTTGATCTCGGTGTAATTATTCTGACCTTCCAGCGCATTGATGGCCCTTGCATGACTTTTGAGTGTCGTGTTTATCACCGGAATCTGAATAGCCGTCCTAACGGAAGCGACAACAAAACCGGCAAAGAGCACCGCCAAGCAACTAAAAAATGCTATCATCCATGGGCTTTGCTTAATTACTTGTTTCATCAGCACTCCGCTTTGGTCAATAATGGACTATTGCTTGATTCGTTGCCAATTGGATGACCCTTTGTTTTTTGTCAGCATAAAATTCGTCGATTGCTTTTTTAGCACCTGGACATGATGGAAATGCATAATCATCAAACAGCATCATACTACCAGTATTCATTCTGGAATGAAAAAAATCAAGGGATTCCTTATAGGCTTGATACATATCGACATCTAAGTGAACGAAATCAAAGGTCTTGCCTTTTACATCTTCTGGGCATGACGCAGGGAAAACTCCCTTGTATATTTCATGAGTGGTGAAGTCTTCTAGAAATTCCGATACGGCTTCAAACGATGTGTCATCAAATTGACCTGTCACATGCAGATCCTCTTTTTTATCATGATAAGGCAGTCCATCGAAAGTATCAAAGAGTAGCAATTCAAAATTATCACCAAATTCTTTTGCCGCCATTAACATCAGCTTAGCGGTTCCACCCTTATATACTCCAACCTCTACCACCTTCAGAGAGTCTTTATATTGATTCATCTTTTTGATTATATTATAAATAACGAGCAATCTATCTGGGCTTACTACGGTTGCACCCTGAACAGATGGAAGTACCTCAAAAAAGAATTTATGAATGTCTTCAGCTTCGTATTGATCAATCATTTTTTACCTCAGTGTTTTTAGATAAGCCACTATTTTGTCTACGCATTGCTTAACTGTCATCTTGGAAGTGTCCACGGTTATTTCATTATTCAATGGATTTTCAAAATCATAATCAAATCCTGCCAGATCTGAAATTTCGCCTTTTATACATTGTTTATAAAGACCCTTGGTATCTCTTTTTATTGCGTCGCTACGTCTGACATTGACATGAACTTCGATAAAATCACCCTTCTTGAACATGCTGCGCACGACATCCCTTGGTTTTCGATCAGGGGAAACAAAAGCACATATCGCAACGACATCATGATCAACTAGTATTTTTGCGACCTGGCCCATTCTCAATATATGATTCATTCTTGATGTTTCATCAAATCCGACATTGAACCCTAGCGGTGAATTTCTAACCTCGTCACCATCGAGCAAATGCGCAACCTCAAATAGTTTCATCAATTCTTTTGCGATTGTCGTTTTTCCTGCTCCACTAATGCCGGTCAACCAAATGCATTTAGACATACAATCCCCTTCGTTCTTTTACCCATTCCCGAGCTACGACAGGATGGGTTATATCAAGTTTGGAAAGTTTTTCCTTTGGTATAAATAGATACGGATCAAATCCATTTTTCTTAGCATCCAAAATCCTGTTATCTACAGCATTGGGATTATTGAAAAACCATGTCTGCATATAGATACTTTTTTCCACAAGTTCTCTATGTTTTCTGAGATAGGAATAATGAAAAAATATTATCTCATTGCTGAACCTTGTATCTAGCATCCTGGCATTTAATGACTGATCATCTCCCATCGATCCAATCGTTGACCTTGCAATCCTTATTATCTCTGTTCCACATGGAGCCTTTGGCATTGTAGTTGGGATATAGCTATCGAAGTTTCCAAAAAGATTGATGCGTCTGAGTGTAAAAGCCTCGTCAATATCTTTGGCTTGATTGATTGCCATGGTTATTGGTACAAAAGAACTTTCGTGTAATACCTCATCGGCTTGAATATGAATTCGCCATGGTGTTTTCACTTCGGCCCGTGCGATATCTGAGAGCATCCTTAATCTGTCATGCTTGATACCGATATCCCATTTGGTTGATATAATTCTAAGATTTGGGATCTCATCCTTGAGACTTAGCAGTAGATGATCAGTTCCATCATCCGAATCACATTCAAGGCAAATGACTTCCTTGCAAATCGGAGCAATCGACCTGATAGATTCTTCAATACAGAAATCATATTTGATTGCATTGTGAATGTAGACTGTGCCCGTTAAATCATTCATAAAACCTCTATTGTAAAATTTTTAATAACGACACCATTTGTAAACCTGATGTAAGCATCGCTAATTATGCCATGACCACAACAAGCATTATCAACGCCAGGTAAAGTACCAATACAGGCATCGGGCTTACCCTTGTTTGAACCATTGAAAATCTTACCGCATTTAACACATGGACGAATTTCGCCACCATTTGCCATAATGTCTGAGTGATCATTTTCGAATACCCATTTTTGCTCATTTTTTAACCAAATTATAGAGTGTCCGCGCCAATAACTTCTACCTGATATTATATCTTTTTCGCTATCTGTTTTGTCATTCATTGCATAATATCCTGTTATGCGGCCAAAGACCGGCTTTCGGTGTCAGTATAAAACCTCACTTAATAACCGGCCCCGTTTATCATAGAAACCCTGATCGCTCAGAGAATTGTTATTCGTGCCAGTTGATACTTACCATGACTTCCTTGCCGTCTTTTACTTCCCTGACTTCATCGGTGCCATGCCAACCATGTTCATCATGCTGGATTATAACCTCTGAATTTGGATTCATCTTTGACAGTTCTTTGACTAATTCTTCTACTTTCATTTTTTACCTCTCATAATATCTTGTTAATGCGCGTACGCGCTATTCATGTCTTGACCCTCTCCAATATTCAAAATCTGAGTGCTTCACGCCTTCACGATTATACCCCAAAAACTTCATAACGCTATCAAGCGATTGATCATCACAAAAATTATATTTGACCGTGATCCTAGAAAGTCTTTGCATCATATAATGACAACGCGCCCAGAAATAACTATATATCTCAGCAACCGTCTTAACGTGATCGGGCAACCATTCTGGCCGCTCGTCAAGATATCCCTCGATGCCATGTTCAATAGCGGATTTCTCCCATCCTTCCCTTTGACGAAAACAAATGATTATCTTTTCGAAATTCATTTCCAGAGTATCCGCGCTGCATGCTATCATCTGCGGCAACTTCAACAATAATTCGCCTTCACAATCTGAATAATGCTCTTTAATTTTATCCATGATCGGCGTTGCGTGATCTCCATGTCTTAATGCCTGTGATAATATTTGCGGCTCATTCAGGTTAAAGAGTAGATCCGCATCTGGTTCGATTAGATGATAATTGGTGTATATTTTCGGATTGAAATTGTTCCATTCTTCATTCATCATTTGTAACAAAAACGATGTTCCAGATCTTGGTAGTCCCGTGATTAATAGTGTCATAACGCTCCTATATTTTTGATCTATCTATATGCTTCCATCCTGTTCCGGCAGCAATCCTTTGTATTGTGTGTTGAGCAAATCCAAATTCTCTTGCAATTTGCCTTCCTGATTTTAACCCCGTTCGAACCTCTCTTAATATTTCAATTACTTTTTCGTCTGTTAATTTCGAATTATGGTTATTTTCACCAAAGGGCAACACTCTTAACCCCGTAGTGAATGCATGTCTTAGGTTCTGTCCATGTGTCGCCCATTCCATATTATCATAATCGAGATCTGTCTTTATTCCATTTTTATGATTTATTTCCAGGTCTTTGTAATTGTCTGGCCTCTTTGAAAAATGGATCATTTTCAGTCGATGGATTTTTAGATTATACCCACGTCCGTTTTTAAAAAGTTTGATATTCCAATAGCCACGACCGTCCTTCTGCCATTTCATTGGGCCACCTTTCGTTCCATGCCGAGGCAGAGATATTATCGTTCCATCTCGATTGATTTTGTAAAGTCCCTCAAATCCTTCCACTGGTTTCCATGTCATTTACTACTCTTTGTTCTATTTGTAGGCTCATCCATCTTTAGAAATTTCCTAATCTGGGCAACGCTTACTTTTTTGCCCCCGCCTATCCATGACTGAAGTGTTTGCTTCTTGCACCATTCATTGATGTACTTTCTAAACCCATCAATGTCTACTAAGTGGTCAGTGGCGTCCTCATAATGACTTTCCATCTCGTTCTCAAGTATTCCGTCAGGGTCGATATCTACCGCCATCGAAGTGCAGACAATAAGAAACTCTGGCATCTCATCAAGCTCCAAATCTTCAAGATAGCAATACACGTCGTCATCATCGAAATAATAACCATCGCTGTCGTTGTTCAATACTTGAGTTCCGTCGTATTCAACAAGCTCCCTTTTTTCCATTCTTTCGTGGTCACGTTTTGCCCACATCTTCATTCTGCAATCTTCACAGTCAGCGTTGCCCATCGTGTGACCCTTGGGTTTGCCGCAATAGATACAGATACAACAATCGTCGGCTCTCTCTTTGTCTCTGTGGACTATCCCACACGCACCGCATTTGTGAAATTCTATTATCTCGCTTTTCATCTCTCATCCCCTTAACCTATTGTTAATGATCATTTCTTCATGGCAACAATATAAAAGCTATAGCACCCATCCCCATAATGTGGACCATGCTCGATAATTTCAAACATGTCTTTATACAATTCATGGAACCACCTCATGAAAACCTCATATTCGAAACTATGAAAATGTTCTGGATTGCTGCGATTATCATAATGCTGTGCAGATGGCAAATATAAGATTAACTTTCCTGACTCTGCCAGGATCAAATGACACTCGTTAATGAACTTTTCGGGACTTAGTATGTGTTCAAGGAAATGTGAAGCAAACACGATGTCGGCATGTCTCAATGTTCCAATGGAATATAGATCATAAACGCGATCAATTGAATCCATCAAGATATCAATTGGATCGGTTTTTCTAATATCAACGCCAATCGCTTGTGGCACTATTTTTTGATCGCCGCATCCGATATCGACGATTCTGCCATGTAGATATTTTTTGATTAATGGATAAATTTTTGCAGATTCAGACATTGATTCCCCCTTTCATCTTTGTTAACATTTCATATCGACGATAATTCTCTGCTGACAATAAATGCATTTCTGCAATTTCACCCCAACATGATTCACGACACAGTTTTCGCTTTTCCTCATCTTCAATTAGAAGTGATGCCATCTCAGTAAAATCGGACTTCTTACATGTCGTAGATACAGATTTCCATTCTGGAAATTCGGGCGATATGCATACAGCTCCAAAATACGATGCTTCAAGTGCTGCTATGTTTGATTTTGCTCTGTTGAAAGGATTATCTTTCAATGGAGTAATAATAACCTTGGGCCTTAGCTCTTTGAGTTTCATGAAGTAATGATAGACATCAGTCGGCTCGATGTATGTCGCATTTGAATGCCTGTTGGTAATTATCTTTGGGTTATAACCCATGAAATAAAATCGATGATCTTTATGCTTTGATATCAATGTTCTAATTTCACGCTCATAATCAATCAGGTCGTTCTTGTGTGATTGGCTTCCACGCCAAAGAATTACATTGTCAGGGTCGCCTTGATATCTTCTCTCTGCCGGAAACATATAATCATCGTGGGCATTATGGACAACTACGATATGATTTGAATATTCCCTGAATGCTTCTCTAAGTGCATTTGTGGATACCGTTACTGCATCCGAAAGATTCAAGCATTTGATTATATTTTTATTTAGGTGATCTTTCGTCATGTTGTATTGATGCTTGATCGCTTTTAAAAAGGGATTTCCCTTTGGTATATCAGTCACCAGATCATCGTAATCAATCCAAACCGGAATGTTCAAATTTTTTGCTATCTTAATGCATTCAATATGCACATCAAGAAATGGTCGCTGCATAAAAAGGACGTCAATTCCCTTCAGCACTGTCCAGTGTACTGCTTGAGTAGCAATGCAATCGACATCGCCTTGCTTATGCAAGCTTCCCATTACACCGGCACCTCGATACCAGCTTGTCGCGTCCATCATGTCGGGGTAAACACATAATATTTTCATAATTCATTCTCCAATAAATAGTTAATGGGCTTGATTATACTTTCAGCCGTTATTGATTTAATGCATTCAAATTGCCTCTCATCGTCGAATTGACATTCGTGATAAGTCACAACCTCTTTTTCTTCACTTAATTTATATCGGCATACATTTTCAGGGGGAACGACAGCTTTCACATTTATGGTTCTCGATATCCTGGTATGAGGTGATACGCAGCTAAAAATTTCAATGATAGGCGTGTCCGTTGCCGATGCTACATGAAACAAAGATGAGTCTGTTGAAATGAAGCAATCGGAATGTTTGATCAATTGATGGCATTCCATGATTGTTGTCTGTCCTCTGAGGTCTTTAATTTGATCATCATCAATCATTGATCCCATATCGTTATCAGTTCCAAGAATTAAAATCTGATGACCCAATGACAATATATGCTTAATCACTTCATTCCATCGCCCGATATTCAAAGTTCTGGACGGCCAGCTAACTGCCATGTGAAGTGCAAATATTTTCTCACCATCATTGGGAATGATCGGATAATTTACAAGTTCATCCGAATAAAGGATAGGAAGCGTGTTTGTTTTAGATCCAAAAATTTTGTTGAAATATGATTCCGCAATGCTCACGTTGGGGTATTTTTCATATTCCATGTCGAGATCAATCAAAACATCACATCGAAATGTTACCGGATCACTTGTGACGCGTCTTATATTCGGATTCCCCTTAAATACTTTAGGACATCCGGTTAAAACATGGATCTCGATATATGGATAATTTTTCGCGATGTAGTCTATTATTCCAGTAACAAGAACGCAATCACCTATCGCACCAGATCGACGGATACCAAGATCGATGCCCTCTTCGTTGTAATATTCCATCCATTTCGATTTGAATGGGGCGTTTAGGGAATCAATCGTTCTTTCGATTTCGTGAATATCTACGCTCTCAAAATATTTAATGAACTTTCGTTCACTTTCTTTTTCTTTTTTGAAATTTCCAGGATCAATCGATTGCTTTTCTATGTCGTTTTTTCCACGGGTAGCACCCTCGATGTGCATCGCTCTGATATCTGGATTGTAAAATACTTCGAAATTTTTCGACCAAGCTCTCAGACAATATTCGGTATCCTCGAATCCATTGAAATACTCAGTTGATAATTCGCCAATCGATTCATAGCAATTGCGACTGATGCAGAAAAATGCACCCGTAACACCGATTATATATTTTTTCAAGTTGGAACTATATGCCGACTCTGAGTCTTTGTGCCAATCGTCATGATAGAAAACATGCTTATCAACTCGCACCATTCCGCCGTGCTGAATTGTTCCATTCGGATAATAAAGCCGTGCGCCAACAATTCCGATTTGATCGTCGTGATTGAATGATTCAATTATCGCTGGCCGAACATCTTCAAAAAATAGGACATCGTTGTTGATCAGAACCATTACATCCGCATCCGAATAACTCATTCCAAGATTGCACGTTTTGGCAAATCCATTGCATTCGTCTTTTTTTGAAAATCCAAAAGTGTTTACAAATTCCCTAAGTCTATAGTCAAGGTCAATACAAACATTATGGTCATTACCATCAACAATAATAATTATCTTATTGTCATTACCCATATGCTTTCTGATGGTCTTCACGCATGCCAATGTTAGGTCATTACCTTTCATTCCGTAGGTTGGGATAATAAAATCAATTTTCATAGCAGTTCCTTTTTTGCATAATTAGTTATTTCTCTTTTGATTTTCCCTAGTTTCTCCCTGTTCGCCATTAAGACATCACGATTTTTCATATACTTTTCACAATGCTCGCACAGATCAGCACCTTCTGATGCATCAAAAAATGAATAGGGATTATAGTGCTCACCCTGCATAGCTTTAAATATCTCTTCAAAACACCCTTCCCGAAATCCTTGGGCATTATGTTCTTTGTCTTCGGTACACTTTTCCCTTAACTTGGTATTTTCTTTTTTGATATCACGTACTGATTTTTCAATACGATATTTTTCAATAGTCTTTTTCCTTAGTTCTTTCAGTGTATTAATCATTTAGCACTCCATGTTAGATATTTAATAATTTTCTCACTTGAAATTCGTTGCTTTTTCCTAATCTGTCTTTTCCACCCAGAGACGTTAAAAGGTCGCTCTCCGCTGCGTTAAGATTCTTAATGGGTTCATTTCCACAAATCACCGAATAAATCAAATGGCGGTCAAGTCTGCAATCTTGGGTGTCGATTTCAATGTAATCTGACCAGCAATTCATGAAAGTTGAAAAATGTTTGATATATTGCTGCTCTGTTCCCATTGTTTTGCATTGCTTCGCGTAATTATCCACAGCTTTTTTGAGATCCAGGAAATCCGATTCTGTGCCGATTTTTTTTCTGCAAATTTCTAGGCCCTTACTTTTTCCGACCTTGCGCGGAAATGATTTGTAAACTTCTTCAAAATCAAAAATATCAATCTCAACTTTTTCTTTTTTTATTTCTTTTCTTTTTATTTCTTTTCTTTTCTTTTTATTAGGCCTATTTGGTTCCTTTTTGTTTGTATACTTGCCTAAATATTTCGCGAAGTTAGGTATCGTGAACTCAAAAGTATTTTCGACTTTTTCAAAAAACAGCAGTCCGACAGCATGCATTTCGTTCGCTACTCGTTCGCTCTTTTTCAAATTAACGCCCCACAAACTTCGAATTATTGAATTATGGAAGACAAATGTTTCATTAAACTCGTCGCAGCATGACTCTCCGCATTGTTCAAGCAAGCTGAAAAAATAGAAGTAAAATCCTATCCCAACTTGATCACGAAGCAGTCTCATCTTTATATCATTTCTAGCAAAAAATGAGTGTCTGAAGTAATTCTTCTTTCCGCTAGCCATGGCGCAAATCTCCATTTCATTAATCTGATTAAGTTAATCAGGATAAATAAATAGCGTTTATAGATTTGCTAGTTAGCGTCGAAATATCCCTTCACAATCTTACGGCAAGTTTCCGATCGATTGATATGGCCTTCGCTCTTTTGTAGCGTGATTATCTTTTTAGTCATCTCGGGAGTAGCTCTAAAAAAGAACACATCATTAGTGGTAACTTTTCTAGTTTTTCTTCTGGTAGTTTTCTTTTTTGTTTTGGTTTCCATAGTGTCTCCATGTGTGTGTTAATATCCGCAATTCAATCATTGGCTTGCAAATTGTTAAAATGATATCAACACAAAACATGATGTCAATAAAGTTTTAAGGAGTCTCGTCAATTTTTGTGTCGCATTTACCGTCAATATATTGACCAACATCCGGAAGCCCATCGTCATCGACAATTGGGTCCATTGGCGTTATATCCTTCATAAATTCATCCATCAGTTCTTTTGACAGATTTTCACAATGAGAGCGTTCTTCATTTGTCAATGAAATATATATATCGCGAAGCTCATCATTGTCCTTGGCATCTTTTAATCTTTTTTCAGCATCAGTAAAATCCACAATCTGTTCATTCTCGACGACTCTCAAGATTTTTTCCGGAGTGATGTCCGGATTGATATGATGTCGATGTTCCAAGATGTCAATTCCTGCCAACACATCCGCACCAACTTCCTTCAGGACAAGTGCTCTTGCTTTGTACTTATACATTGACTTTGGAAATTTCTTGTAAAGATCACCCTTTTTACCAAACAACTGCGCTCTCGTCGCGTCCTGCTTGGTGAATGATTGCTCCGTGACTATATCAGATCCCTTTCGCTGGGCCTTGCAAACATAGCCAATGCATTCTGCCATGATGTTTCCATTAGCCTCAGATATCCTTTTCCCTTTTTCGTCTATGGGATACTCTTCGAAGTATGCAAGGATGTCTCGATTCCTACATATTGCCAATGGCATGTCACCCCAAAGATTCGGAACACCATTGACGATATATAGCTTGGACATGCCTGTGATGAGTGGAAGTCCAAGCTCATGGCAGACTTGCATACCAGCAAATACCTTTTCGGCTGAATCATAATGTGTCGGTAACGTTTTTGATTTCCAAAATTTCGATGCGACAACCCACATCTCATCAAGGTTGCGAGTTATGACCCCACCGCTTCCAACCTGGATATCCCTCGGATTAAATGCTGCTACTTGTTTGTTTTCGTCGTTCATTTTTCAATCTCCATGTTTTCTGTCTGGGGTAACATCTTATCCATCATTCCCATAGCACGGAAGAGATTATTGGCAAAATAATTTTTTGCAAACTGTTCGATATATTCCTTTGATATCTTGACGGATTCGGCTAACTCATTCTCGATATAGCCTTCAACCCTCTTCTTTGCTGCTTCTTTTATTGTCATGGCGGGAGTGCCCTTTGTTCCACCCCATGAATCTCTTCCCCACTCAAACGAGAATTCTTTTAATTTCTTTTCCATCTCGTTGATTTTATTTTCAACGGCGTCGGGATATGTTTCCGTGAATTTCTCTCTCATTACCGTTTCAATGGCATCTTTAAATCTTGCTTTTGATTGATAGGAGTCAGTTATGCATTTAACAACTTCTGTCTGTATCATAGATTGAAGCTTTGACAGGATAACTTTTTCAACATATTTGCGCAGTCGAATTTCTATACTTGTCACATCAACATCGATTACCGTGCTGATCTTGATAGCGTCCTCTAGTCCTTCAACTATTTCAGGCTCGCGCTCTTCATATTCGTCATAATCGTCATAGCTCATAGTTACTCCATGCTTCCGTATCGTTCTTCAAGCTGGCGGTATTGCCAACCGTTATAATTCAATTTAATGCTCTTATCAGATCCTTGATAGTCAGGCCAGAAATTCCATTTCATACAATTGGCAATCCGCTCCATTGCATCCTCATATTTGCATTGGCCATAGTACATGATATCCTCATCCACATCGAATACAGATACATTATATGGCGGTTCCGTTTCGGCAACGATCGCGCATATTTCCTTGGGCCAACGACCGAAGTGCTCACGATATAAATCTGCATACCAGGCGAACTGTAGATCATAATTGAAATTAGTAACAGACTTTTGAAAATATTCCAATGAGGCAATTTTTGCAGTCTTAAAATCGTGGAATCCATCATCGGGAAGGATGTCAAATCTGCCCTTTTTCAATAATTCAGGATATATAGAGCCTTGACCAAATATGGATACTTCCTTTTTTGATGCGCCAAGGATCTCCATTGCTCTGGAATTGCGACCAATGCTATCATTTATACCATCGATGATTTCCATTTGGTCAGGGGATATGCAAAGTTTGCCATAATTGGCCCGATCATGCCGTGAAGATAATTCATTCCATGATTCAAGAAGTGATCCAGCACGAGAAGATCCTGAAAAATTATCTTTAATCCTTTTTAATAGATCTTCCTTTTTTCCGCTCTTTTTTAATCCAGATGCACCCAATAACTCTTTCATGTCTTCAGCCTTATAAAGAGCACCGGGAATGAAAGTATGTTTACTAAGCCCCACATAATACTCATTCCAAAACTTGAAATTTTCCAACAAATGAGAATGCGAAGCCGAGCCAGTTGATTTCGAAGCTGTGCTTTTCGAAGGATTTTTGTCGATGTATTTATACTTGTAATCGGCAGGGCTTTTTTCCAGGATTAATTTTCCGCATGACGATGATATGAAATGCCTGTCGTCGTGGTATTCTTCATTGTCGAGACCGTAGATCAATCCACGGGTTTCCGATGTGATCATAATTCCTCTATTGCTGTTGCTGTTGCTATTGCGGCGGCTTCTTGGATTATTTTACCGTAGTGAACAGACATTCTACATTCTCCTTTTTTATCAAAGGAATTAACTGTAACCCTATATGTGTCATCTTCCATTTTTTCACAAAAGAAATCTCCAGAATCATAATCTTCTAGTTTTTTCCACACATGAACAAGGGTATCAAGTGACCTGTCAAATCTTTTTATCATTAACAGAGTATTACTTCTAAAGCTGCGAGTAATACTGGCTGCTTCGACTGGACAGATTGCCATTAATACATGATTGCCACCATCTCCATGCACTTTCCATTCTATATCTGTACAGCCCATAAATTTAGCTATGGTAATATTACTTTCCTTTATGTTCATAATTTCTCCATGTTGAATGATGGTGTAAGATATATAACTAGATATTGATTGTCAACAAATAAAAACCCCGCTAAAAGCGGGGAATCCACGAAAGGTCTAAGTTTGTGTGATTAGTATTAGCTATTTTATCATATATCTCCTATGTTGGTTGTTGATATTATTATCCAACGTATTCATGTAATCCAAAATAACAATTGATAGTTTTCGCACTTGCTCCTACGCATGCACATCGTGCCCAGTGTTTTTCACCACTTCCTTCTCTTGGGTCGATAATATCCGATATGCCGCTGTCCGATTGGTTCGTTGATGCAATATATGGGAAGCTAGAATAATCTTTTGCTGTAATTTTCGTCGCAAGTCCAGCCGATTCGCCTGTCGCGATTTGAATTATAAAAGCATTAGTGCTGTTGGTAGTTGTTATCATTGCTCGATGTAAGTCATATTTTACTTGTGCTGCTTTAAATGGAGTATCTGAAGAACCAAGAATCTGAACCCAATTGCCGAATGCACTTGCACCCGACAATAATGCAAACGGTTGAATTAATCCATCCATTAAGTCAGCTCGGTGAATCTCTCCATTTGGAGTTCCGGCAAGCCCAAACCACTTTTCTTGGTTATGAAAATGTTTTTCAATTTCTTCAGTGCGATAACCAAGACTGTTGGATGTTCCCAATAGACCTAGCGTTGCTGCATTGTCTATCTTTATACCGTAAGCCGAAAGCAATTTGATCAATGCCATCAGTGAAGTGCCAGCAACGGTATCAGTTTTGTTTCCTATAACGTCCCTGATTAGCGCATTGGTTACATCGTCAACGCCAGGGAGACCATGATAACCGGTAAGTACGGCGATCATTCCGGCCAATGCAGTATGATCATTTTCTAGATTTGTATGCTGTCCGGTTATTACACTTGCATCTGCAGGATCAGGCGGCAAGTTATCCGTTTTTGCTTTAATAGCCACATTGGTTGACTCATCTCCCGGTGTCGCGGGTAGATTGGTTGTTTTAGCATCAATGGCAGCATTAGTTACTTCGTCTCCCGGTGATGCTGGAAGATTATCGGTTTTCGCTTTTATCGCTGCTACATCGGCACTTGCGCCTAGTGAATTTGTTGATGACATAGACGCTCCTTAAAATTCGTGAATACCAAGCATAAATTTGATATTCTTAACATTCCTTGCCGGTGTAATACATCTTGCCCAGAGTTTTTGACCGGCGGCAACGTCCATTCCAATGGCATCGGTTATACCACCAGAATTATTTAATGCTGCGCCAATATAGGGAAATTCCATAAATGTACCAGCTGCTATTTTCGCAGCAAGATCAACGGATTCACCAGCAGCCATTTGAATCAAATAAGTTGATGTGGTCTCTGCATTTCTTATCTGCGCCCTGGATGGATGGAAAAAAGTGTTCCCGGCATAAATCGGAGTGTCGTTTGATCCCAGAATTTGAACCCATGCACCCCAATCATTATTTCCAGATATCACCGTAAATTCTACCACTGATGGACCAATTATATCGGCCCTATGGGTTTCACCAACTGGTGCAGTAGCAACGCCGAGCCATCTCTCTATTGAGAATATATGATTCTTTAGATCATCAATATCGTCAGAGTTGCCAGTGACAATGCCATTGGTTGATTCGACAGTATCAGCAATTGCCGGGTTATTCGTGCTTGACATAATCGCTCCTTACCATGATCGAGTTTTCAGATATCCGACTGTCGGGGCAACACCAGAATGTCTAATATCAATTTCCCAACCGTGAACAAAACCATCCATGGCGACTGCCTCGTTAGGTTCAATCGTTATCGTATCAACATTATTAAATCTTAACTCAACCTGCTGATCGAATGTGCATTGAATTGATAAATGATTAAACAAAATATCATCGCTGAAATTTACAAAAGGAAGAAAGCCAGCTGTTACTGCGCCAAATGCCATTTCACCTTCTTCGATTCTATTTTTAAATTGTTGCCCGTCTACTGGTAATGCCATATTAAACCTCGTCATCTATGTTCGTTAATATTTCATCGACATCGGCGATTTCATCGACATCTGAAAGCTCCGATCTGATCGCTTGCCAGTCTGCCTTTGCGCGTTTTTTCTCTTCTCTCTTTTTTAACTTGTCTAAGCGTTTCCTTCTTTTCATCTTAAGATATTTTCCATTAAGCTCAACAACCCCATCTTTCAAAACCAGATATCTAGTGTTTTCGTACTGATCCGGCGTAACCTCTACGATGTCACCATCTGGTATATAGGATGGGTGAATAACATTGTCTGCGCTCCGTTCCCATGAGCAATTAACTTTACCGTCTACAAAATTTACAAAATATTTCATGTGTGCCCCTAGTTTAGTTGTTTTAGTCTCATGTAAGGCTCTCGTACACCGTCAGAATATGACAATGCACAGGCATCACCATTATCTGATGCCGCATACAATGAAAGAACTGTTCCTTTGATAAAGTAACCTGCAATTGTAAGATATACGACATTACGCATTTCCTCTGCGTTTGCGTCAGCCGCTAAAGATGTCCATCCAAATGATCCTTCCAGGTCGGCAGCACCATCATGTACTTTGTAATAAATACTTTGCGTTAGCGAGTCAGGATCGGCATGGCTACCGTTGAAAAATATTAATAGTTCATAATAGCCATCTTCGACTATTGGAAGTTGATAACCAGTTGCTAAATTAGATGTTCCGTCTGTCTCAATATTATATGTAGCCAATATAAAGATCATGTAATCATTAATATATGTCCGGCCATCCAATATTCTAACTACATCGTTAATGTCTTCTGTGCAAAGTTTTCCAGATCCGGCAGCGTAAACTTTTCTTGAATTGTTAATCCACGCCAAGGTATCATCAGACAAATCTTGATAATAAAACTCGGTAAGGTCGCCAGCGTAAAACTGGTCAGTTGCTGCGTTTGCCCTTGCTCCGAAATTAAGATCGGCATCCGCGCTGTTTTGTCTTGCCGCCAGGTTTGCATTTATCACATATCCAGATACCTTGCCATCGACTGAAATACTCAAAGAATTATCTGTTTGATTGTATATCCCTTCCACATGGTGATAATTACCATCGAGAATCTCTAAAGATGGAACAGTGGATAGCGTTACCGATGTGTTGTCTCCATACCATACTTCGAAGTCAATAGACGTAGTGCTTAATCTGAGATCGAACGATCGCTTTGTGGTGGCCGTATTATATTTTGAAATCAAACTTTGTTCTCCGGTTTGATCGTCTGGCCTGATCCATCCGCCGCACCTGAATGAGTCAGTTCCATCAAATACCGCATCTATACTGCTAAGAAAATCATCAACACCGTTAAAATTACAAAATGCAGTAAGCCCAAGCTGGTTTGATGAAGTTGACAAGCCTGTTCCGTTTTCGGTTAACGCTTTTGCGCCAACCCAGTCACCATCATCATAATCAGCCGATCCGTTATTGTGCCATCCATATAAATCGGTAACATTGATAAAATTTGCACTAGTCAATAATATGTTGGGTGGAATCTTGTTCGGCGACAGTGTACTTCTGAGAAATTTTGAATCAATCAATCTGAAATATCCAGCACCACTATCATAAATTATTGTTACAAGATCATTAATTTCAAGAGACCCTGCCAGCAATACACTATCATCTATCGCTAGAATATTCTTCAATCCAAGACCGTTAACGTTGACTGTTGAAGCTCCCGTGTTGGTTGCCCCAACCTTAAATTTGCACTGCAAACCGTCAGCATAGGAAGTTTGGCCCTCTTTGCTTCCTATTGGTGATAATACATAAGCATCGGCAATGCCGCTATCTGTTCCGAAATTTCCACCGGCTGAATAATCTGAAACTGATTTCTTGAGTTGATCAAGCGTTCCTGCCGCAAGGGCTATACCAGCACTTTCGATTAATGCCTCAAGCTCTGTCACTGCCTGCATAAATTCCGATGCTGTTAGCTGGCTTCCCGTGGTCTTAGTGCTAATATCCATAAAAAACTCCTATACGAAATTAAATATAACATGTACCGGAGATGGTACCAACTTTTTAAAAAGGTTTACCAATACCTTGGTAGTATCTTCTCCAAATAAAAACGGAAATGTGTATGTAAATTGAGAAGTTGCAACCGCTGCCGGTGCTTCAACATACATCACCCATCGAGCACCTACATTATTCAGAATTAAAGGAAATGTATAGGGAAATACCAAGAAATCTTTGCCTGGCAAAACCGTGATATTGAATCCCAGAATTGCACCAAGTGCTTCAAACCCTTCCTTGGTGCTGACTCCAAGTGCTGTCAATTTCAATAAAACATTATTTCTTCGTTCATCGATATCTTTTTGCAAGGGAATACAATCATCAGGGATTCCAAGTGCTTTTTCCCATTCTTCCAATAATTTTACTGTAAACCTGGGATCAAATTCAGCCCGTGCCACTTCAATGGCCAGTCCTGTAAATAGCTTCCTTAGATTTGATCCCGGTATATTCTTGGCGCGAAAAAACCTGTCAGCACGAAGGTAATTAATCGTGGTTTGAGTTTCATCTGAGTTGGTAATCTTAATCGTCAAAATGTCACCGATCCTGCTGTTGCCAATCCTCCCCTCTCAACGCTTATGTCAGCCGCCGGGGCAGTCAAATCAAATCCAGTTAACGCTTGATTCGTTTCGGGATCTACAGTATTAGCAATAGCTGCTCTGTATGAATCCTCTGTAATATCTTCACCAAGCTCCGCTTTGTCTGCAAAGAATGCTTCAATATTGGCTTCGACTGCCGTTCTCATTGTTGATGTGTCCGGGGTTATAGAATTAAATATGAAATTTGTTGATACGGGTGTGAACGCAAGGACAATAACGTCGTCATCACTAATATGCGCTGGTTTGATTTCTAAAATCTTTGCCTTAACGGTAGCAACTTCAGCAGCGGATGGCACCGAACTAGCATCATTATCGCGTGCGAAATAAATTAATACTTGACCCTCCTCAACAAGACTATATGCTGCGACTGGCGTTCCTGTTGCTGGCGTTGCGGGATTTCCTGCTATCGCGTATGCGAAATTATCGGCATCGATCCTTATGGTCTTTTTGCCTGGCACATTATATTCAGCTTCATTGGCACCAGTTACCGTTACTTTTTGACCATCCTGTAGACCATGGGCAACTAAATTAAAAACTGCTACCTCATTGCCAAGTTGGGTTAATGACGTAGCATTTAAGTTTCCTTGAGTGGTATCTATTCCGAATACCCATACACGAGTAACACCGGATACTTCTTTGGCCTGATTGATTATTGCCGGATCATTGAATAGTGCAACTGGATTCTGCACCCTGAAAAGAAATCGAACCCTAAAATCTGTATCAGATTCGAGATCTGTTCCACCCGTTATTCCATCCCATTGAGCATTGGCATTATCGTCAACACCAGCGATCGGACTAGTAAAAGTTAATTGATCACCGCTATCTCTATTTGTTGCCTGTCCTTCATTGACTGATATAAGGCCCAATGTAGCTACAATCATTGACGATGTGACAGCCCCTGTCGCTGGGCTTGCCGCACCGGGATCGATTGCATATGTAAAAGTTTTACTAGTTGGAGTGGTTAAAATAACAAAATCACCATTATATTCAGATTCGTTTGCATTGGCGATTGTTACTGTTCTTCCTGCGGCATAACCATGATCACTTGGAGATATTGCGAGTGCAACGCCAGCGGCTTGAGTTATCGACGTAAGAATAATTAGGTTTTCTGCCAGCGTGACAGTTCCCTGTGTTTCATAAGTTTCGCCATCACTTCCCTGTAATTGAGATCCAATCGGGATAGATGTACCAGCAATACCAGTTGCCGTGATATTTCCGATTGCTTCCGTTGCAGGATTTCTCTCAAGGCCAAATATTGCCGTCCATCTATTTAGATACACGCCCGTTGCCGTATCCCAAAATAATTGCAGCAACAAACGATTGGCCAATGTGAACAGATCGAATATCCTGCCAGCGATTCCAAAAATCAATGCTTGTAAAAATGAATTCCTTAAAAATGGATTCGAATCTGGAAGCTGGCCCTTAACATCAGCCTTGAGCCTGTTGGCTACTTCAGTTCTGCTTGATGGAAAATTCAAATCTGACATATTAGGTTCCCGTTGCTATAAAGTCATCCACCAAATATTTATCAACTTTATTATTTTCTTGTGTAACTAATGCTTTAAATGTAATGCCACGATATGATATTGTACCTTCCGCATTAGCATCCTTGATTAGATTATCATCAATCATCCACTGTAGACCATCTTTTATGGAATCGATTCCCGAGTTCATTGATTCTGTATTGGCCCTTGCTACATATAATAACCATAGCTTAGAACCTACTTCGTAATCAGGAACATCATTCAGCTCGTTTGACCAATCGCCACGCCTGAATTGAGGTTCAACAACTTCACTTTCGTTTGCTCTTTTTTCACCCAGCAAGGACATTAATATCGCTGTTTCGAATCCCTCGGTGGTGACAAAATCACCTTCGTCGGTGAAATTGATATCATAATAACCACTTGAATTTTTTTCGAGTAATATGTCAGCCATTATTGCCCTTTGTCATATTATCGTACCTTTTAGTGCATCAATCAAGGTTTTGATCGCATTGACCTTGACTTTGATTGCAGTGAAAGCGGCAGCGTTTAATGGCGGGCTTGTAGGTATCCCGATCCCGATTGCCGTATGGGTATGTGCGACAATCCCATCTAATGTATCTGACATCTCCGATAATTCATCAACAATTTTCTGCAATAATTCAGTTGTTTTATTTCCGATGGCCACTTTGCCATTGCCCTGAGCACGAAACATTGACCCGCTAACTGGGCTATAGAGGAATGCATCCCCGCTTGCACCACCTACGGGATACTTCTTTGTGTCATTCTCGATGCCAACTTGGTTTGATTCCGATGCCCCAACGTTCAGAATCAAAGCAATCGGCTTGTCGGATGCCTTTGGTATGGCATAAGTACCATATGGATACATCGCCTGGTATTTCTTCGGTAATCCATAATAGCTACATTGACCAAATTCGTCTGTTCTATCAGCGGTTATCAACGCCCTCTTAATTAGATTTTTAATCAAATTATGTAATTGCATAGAAACCATCCCCAATATCGTCTTTTTTTGTATCAAAGAGAGATCTCTCCAACTCTAAAGTGAAGGCATCCGGTGGAACTAGAATCATGTCAGTAAATGAACCATGGGAGCTTTCAAGAAATGTTATCTCTTTTATAAGCATGTCAGTATCAAGTGCAGAATATTCATCAACCACTCTGGTTAAAACATTCGTATCCCACAACCCATCTTTATGGTAATGCCCTTGAACTCGGCAGTTGTAAGACTGTGAATTTGCTCTTCGGATGTTTGATTCCCATTTTGCATAATTGTTCGATGTCTCAAGATCCATTTCCTGGTCGGCTACCATGGCGAGCTTTTTAAATTCCAACGCATCCTTGTCGGTTGCATGTCCGTTGATGCTGGCTTGTGATTCACTAGAAAAGAAAGAACCAGGTGTCGATTGGCCCAAGATTTTGTATTCTCGATATCTTTTTGTGAAATCGTAAGACATCGCTCCACCCAGGACGTTGTTCTCTAAATTTCTTTTCTGGTGAAGTAGGATAGTGTCTATTCTGTCAGTGCTAGACCTAGTTAGAACCAAATTACCAAAAACATCCGTGGTTAATAGTATTTGCCTTTCCCTGGCCAATCTTTCCAGAAATTCAAAGGCCTTTTCACCAGGATGTGCGCTTATCTCTTTGTCGAAGATTTTAATTATCCCAAACTTATTAATTACTCGTATATCTGCCCCAAGATCAGAAACGACCTTATTAGCAATGGCGGCAAAGATTGCGGGCCGGTTGAACGTTCTCGTTTCCCAAACGCTAGAATCAACTAATATCGCGGTTTTGGATCTTCCCATTGATTCTATGGAATGGCGGTCATTATCCCAGTATGGATTAATAACGTCAACGTGCCCGGTTAGTATTTTATTTGTATCAATATAGATATCAACCTCAGAAATATTTAAGATAGGATAAATATCTTGTAAATTAACTACGTCGCTTGTTGATTGAAAGATAAAGGAGTCGGCAACATTTATCATGGATTTTGTAACATTCGCCGATGTGAATCCTTGGTATCTTATGCCGTTTATTTCCATTATTATCATATATCATGCCGTCAATACTTTGATGTTCCCAGATACTTCCGAGGGGTTAAGCGTATCATTTAAATCGATTAGTTCTTCATATTTTTCTGTTGATCCGTACTCTTGAAATGCCAACATTAGCATTGGTACAGGTTTTGTGTCTACTTCCGTAACCCTGTCAAGAGATATGATCAGATTATCGGTGAATGATCTGAAATCATTTCTCAATGCATTTATTGAAGCAGCTACAGTATCGTCTGCATCCTCAATGATAAATAGATATTGATCCTCTAAGGCATCTAGCAGCGTGATCAGATTTTGATCGTTATCGTAATCTATCTGACTGGCATTTGCATATGCATATGATAATGCCAGCGTGTTTACGGATTGATTGATAACATCGTTGTTGCTTTTGGTGTCCGTTCTCACCTGGGTAGTTGGATCGATGGTATCAACGACTATGTTGCGACCAAAAAAATTATCGGCAATCAAATTGACGGTATCTTTAGGACTGTCGAATAGATTTGTTATCCCATCAAATGTATCATTAAATGAATCATATATTTTTTCGAAATCCTGCAACGATGCTGGGATATTTGCTTTTGCGTCTGAGATGGTTCTCTTGAGTGAAGATAAATTATCCGATAGTCCAGCCGATAACCTTGTAACGTCATCGAACACGTTATAGACAGCGTTTAGAGCATCGTCTGCCAACAGCAAGACATCAGAAAATGTATCTAGAAAACTGAGATCAATAAAATCTTTAATTGATATGTTGAGATCAATTGAAAGACTTGGGATATTAAACAAGCCCTTACTAGTTGGGAATATGTTTTCGCTAGGAACGGAAAAGCTCATTTCGACTCTGCCGCTTCCTATGCCTCGCATATCCTCTATCAAATTATAAGGATTTGCAGTAACCGATATTCTTCCCCAAAATGGATGAACCAGGATGCCCGCACCCTCTGATTCCAGAGCGTTTATGAGCTTCCTTTTTTTTGCAAGGTAATTAGGGCCGGTGATTAATCCAACAATTGTAAAATCTCTTTGTTTTTTGCCGAGATCTTCAATATACCTGCGCTTTGAGTTTGGGTATTCGTGCTTGATCAGCTTCCTGCCACCAGTGGTAGCCATTTGACCCTCGGGCAAAAATCTTGCACCTTTAAAGCTTGCTTTATGTAGTTGATCATATAGGCTAATTATGCACCTACCCGACTAACACCAACGTCAAGTGGTCCAGCCCCGCTAAAGGCAACACCACCAGCATTTTTGTTTTTATCCAAAATATTTATATCTAGAAAACCAGAAAACTCATCTCTGTCACCTTTCCCCCTTAATGGACTTTGAATATCATAGGCTGATCTATTGTTCATCCCTGAACTAGGGCCTTTTTTGTCTGACTCATCGCCAAAACCAAAGTAACCTTTAACTGCGTTTTTGAAATTTTTTATTTTTTTAATCAGTTTATCTACTTTTATCGCAACATCATCGAAAAATCTTGTGATAAAGTTACCGGTTCTAAAGGACCACGTGACCGCTTGCCAATATTTCGGTAAATTCAATAAAAAGTTTATCAGTAATCCAACCAATAGAATGACTAGTCCTATGGTCCCTATTGTGTAAAGCAAGCTACCGGCAAATATTTTGCCAAAGAATGCGGCAATAGGAGCAAGCTTAGTGCCAAAAATTGCGAGAGCGGGGGTATACCCAACCAACATGCCAAACGCCAAGCTAATGGCCTTGATTATTATTGCGAAACCTGCAATCTGAAGAAGAGCGAAACCAAGGGCAAATAGAGCCATAACTAATATGCTTAATCCACTAACTAGGGCAAGCATTATAGCAGCAATTTGGGCAAGCCTGGGATGGGCCTTGAAAAGATCCCCAATTTTTTGAACAACCTTAATTAAAAAAGACAAAACGCTCTTAGCCACTGGCAATAATACGTCACCAATTGTTGCGCCAGTCAGCATTATGTTGTCTTTAAATGTTGACCATAGACCGCCAAGGGTTTTGGATTGTAAGATCATTGCCTTATTGGCAAAGCCACCCTTGCTTGTCATTCTCTGAAATGCCTTTTGTAGGAACTTAAACTTAATAACTCCCTTTTCTGCCATCTTAAAAACTTGTTCTAGTGACTTTCCAGACATCTTTGCTAGCTCGGCAATTATCGGAATGCCCCTGTCTGAAAGCTGCAACAACTCTTCGGTCATTGCCTTTCCTTTATTTTTTGACTTAGCAAATATCTTTGCCATTTCGCTAATAGGAACGTTTGCAGCACTCGCAAGATCACCAATGGTCTGAAGCTTTTCCGAAATTTTTCCCATCGGGATACCGGCCGCCAAGAGCATCTTTGCTGATTGCGCAACCTGTGCCAATTGGAAGGGTGTTTTTGCCGTGAATTTATTTAACTGGTCGGTAAGAGTACCGGCCTTCGCCATAGTACCCAGTATACCGACAAATGAGGTCTTTAAATTCTCTACGTTTGAAGATGCTTTCAATGCTAACCCAGCAAGGCCCGTCATCGGCAAAGTGAAGTGAGTCAGTATTTTTTTATTGGTGTTATAGATACCAGTGCCAAAATCTTTGACCTTGTCCTGAAGGGTTGCTATTTTCTCGGAAACACTTTGAGTTGCAAAATTTACCTTGTTGGCAGCATCGGTAAATCTGTCATATGCCACAAATGTATATAGAAATGATCTTCCTATGGTCATTTCCGCTTAGACTCCCTCTCTAGTTCATCATTTATTTTATTTGCTATGGTGTTGAACTCTAAAATATCAGATATCGGCATTTCCTTAAGGTCTTTAAATGTTAGGGCACCCTTGTAAAACACCATTAAATTCGCCTTTATGTACTTTATGTCAACTCTTTCCCGCTCTAACTGAGTAGGGAAGAAGTTAAAAAAAATTTAATGTACTCCCCGAGTAGGCTTTTCGTATCCTGATAATGCATTTTTTCATACATCGACGAAGTGAAAGGGATTGTTTCATCAACCATACAAGACGAGATGAGTATTTGCTTTAAGGCACCATAACACTTCTCCATATTGCCATTTCCAGCCTGTAGAGCCATCAATAGTTCTTCGCTTGAAATTTCTTGATTCTCGGGCACATCTGGCCTTTTAGCAGAATCAACTATTTGATCTTTTGAGAAAGTCATTATCGCCTTGTTGACCTCTCTGTCGATAAATGAAACGTGGTTTATGACTTTGTTTGAAGGGGCATTGACAACAAGAAAATTTGCCTCTTCCATGTCACCTTTTTTTGCAAGATTAAATTTTTCCTTCAGATCGTACTTAAGTTTTTCCATGATTTTTACCCTTTATGTTACTTCGCTGGATCGCTTACAAATTCAACTGATATTGTGGTATCTGCGCCAATATTGACTTCATAGTCGTTGATCAAGGCGGCATTGGTAAAAGTTCTTTGCAATTCCGAATCGACTATTTCGATAGCATTATCGTTTTGAGCTGCTTTCCACTCTCTTATTGATTCCACATTTTCAGCAGTTGGAAACAATTCAAAATTAATTTTGCTAATTTTATTCTCTGAATTTTCGGAGAATACCACTTCTGTCTTCCCCGCTCCAACGCTAGATCCCCTCATATTGTATTCACCAAAACCCTCTGTGTAGACAAGGGAGTTCGGAACAATTGGAAAAACTATGTTGTTAACTATTATTTGGGGAGTTGATAAAACCTTCTTTCCCATCTCAAGCTCCTTTAGCTTGCTGTAAAGCTAAGCTGAATACTACCGATTATATTACCCAATTGCGTGACAATTGGTGTTTTCATAGACATTGTGACCTTTCTGTTCGCAAGATCAAGGGCGACACTTAAATTCTGTTTATAAAAATTTAATGCCGCTTCACCATCTTGCGTTAGGACAAAATCCTCACCAGCGAGATCGCTGTAAAGCTTGGCACAAAACCCTTCAATGACTTGCTGATTTGCCATGTTTCTGCGTGGTAAAATTTCACCCGTAGTTAATCTGGACTGTGCAAATCTGGACTTAAGATTGTTGAAATAATATTCACGGATGCCTGACATTGTGTCCAGGAAGTTCACAAATTCGAAGGATGGATCAGGATTCCCCGCTGCATCAGTCTTGTATAGTGTGAACATCTCCCCGGCGATTATGCTATTCCTTGCAGTATTATTTCCAAGCACGGATACACCAGCATCATTCAGATCGCTAATTTCTGCATCGGTAAACCCCGTTCCAACGGGAATCAATGGAAGTAATGCAAATGGAGTGTTGAAATATGGCAGTGATCTGATAGCATCCCCGCCAAATGAATCGCGCGCTCCATTCGTTCCGGCCACAGTGTAATTTGATATCGACACATCGGGAGTCAGCCGCAACGATCGGATAGCTGCTAACTGAGCGGCTATGACATCATTCAATTCAAGCAATGACCCACCTTTAAAATCAGTGAGAGCTACCGTTTTGTTTCCGATGATAACAAACTGAGGTACGTTTTCCCCTTCATATTCAACAACGAGTCCAGCCGATAGTCCCTCTTGGCAGATAACAACCAATCCATCCAGAATCTTATTATCAACGTTCAGTCGAGCACCCATCAAGGTCTTTGCCGTAGCAATATCCCATGATCCAGGGTAAACAATTGTTTGATATCTCTCTGATGCAATTGGATCAAACAGGGTGGCAAGTGAAGGATCATTTAGACCACTATTCATCCTTGTGACTGAGGTTGTAACCCCTGCAACAGATCCCTCAATTTTCAAGCCTATATCATTGCCGTATGTTCCATCGTTTTCCGCTGTGATTTTAATATTGTCGCCGATGTCAGCAGTGGAAAAAGGAGCATCTGTATCGGCGGCAACAAGAACGTCAAACGCAGCATTTATTTGCGCTGCACTCATTCCGTCCGTTACGCCGACATCATATTTATTATTCTGCTTACTCCCAACAATGAAAGACAACGTTCCGGATTCGGTTGCTGGGCCAGCAATGTTAAAGCTACCGGTTGCGGCAACACCAGCTCCATTATCGTCAAGAGCTATAACATCCATTTGGCTTTGATCATTGATGCTTTTGAAGGATCGACAGACCTGAGCGAGTATCGATGTTAGTCCAAATAGGCCATTTATATCACTTACCCCAACGTTTTCATTTAATGCCCCATCTACCGCCGTCCCTATGGCAGTCTTGGCATGGACAATCAGCACTCTTTGGTCCACGTTTGCGACCGGAACACTGGCACCTAAAATATTTAATGTGACCTTTGGTTGACTAATCTGTTCGCCCATATTTTACTCCTCATCGGTTTCTAATGAATTCTCTATTATAGTCTCGTCGAAATCGTTCAGAAAATCAAAATCAATATCTCTGAACGCCACGTCATTTTCAATATCTATTGTATCATCGATTACCAACTCATCGGTAATGGAAAAGCCAAAACGATGGACATAGTAAGCTTTCATGTATCTTTCTGGCCCATGGCCCTCAATTATAATCTTGCTGAATGAATCGATTGTATATGGACTTGGCGCAGCATAGCCAAGTAGTGATTTATAAATTCCTACTGACTCAAAGACAGCAGCATCATAACTGGCCCTGCCGTTTATGTCGTTTTTGCTCGGAACAAAGATGAAAATGTCAAAAGGAGTTATCAGCTTTTGCCTAAATTCATCACCCTTGGTTGGCGTATAGGTCGAATCATTCTCTGATTGCCTACTTTTGCTTGCTGTTGAGTTGTCTGGGACTACAAACGCCCAATAATTGCCATTGGTATGTTTCGAATAGGCCTCAATGATTCTATCGATATCTATGGCCCCTGATATTCTAATGTCTAAATGGACATATCCACCTAATCCAGTCGGTGGAAGGACTTTAGTTGTCTCAAACGTGAAGGTTTTCGGTCCAATTACTAGTTTTACCGTTTTTAATCCAGAATAACCAGCGACCGATTTTTCAACAAGAAAACCGTCAATGGCATCGGCCGGTGCCCCGGGAACTTCGAACCCTACTATTCTTCTGGTCGGTATGTCCTCTGGTGCCCAAGGGCCGTTATAAGCAGCTACTGAGCAACCAGAAATCTCGATATCTGGTTGCTCGTCTGAGCTTGCATAATCAAGTGTTTGGTCATGATCAAGCGAAGTTGTCAGCGTTGCGGTTTGATCTACCCTTGCAATCGTGGCGATAGGAACTAACTGCTTACAATCAACTATTGTGATTTGTTGATCTACCTCAAGGCCATGGTCCTCAACGGTTACGACGGTAACAACTCCGGCAGCATAAGAGATGCTAGATATTTGTACTTTTTCACTAAAACTATTCGAATATTTGGGAAGATTTGATCTTAAAATGGTTATGATATCGCTAATATACATCAGTTGAGTGCCTTTTTTATTTCGCTATCTAGGAACTTGTCTATATTTTTGCGGTTTTTCTCTAGATTTATCTTGATGCCTGGCCTTGCTTCCATGTTTTCTGTACCAAATTCTACCCATTTACCGTATTCGGCACGATAGCCAAATGATAATTCATCCCATCCATGAACCCTGAATTCTGCCGACGTTCTTAGAGTTCCAGTTCTATTGGCCGGTGCTTCGCCTGGTATCGATGCAACATGTCGCCTTCGTGACCCAGAGGATGTTCGGTAATGATAAACCCGTCCATCTCTGGGCCGTCTTAAGATATCTTGGCTTAAATCACGTAAAACCTTTTTACCTGAAAAATAGAATCCTCGCCTTATACCCCGGCGCATATCTTCGCTAATATTTCTCACTTTCCTGCGAACTAAATAGTTGTTTTCACCTTCAATAATTTTAATCATTGATGATTGACCTCATTTGCTGTTACTCCTCTTAATGCACAATATAGTTTCATGTATTCGTCATTCTCGTCTAGGTTTTCAATTCTCAATACTCTATAGTTTTCATTTCTCCACTCTACCATGGATTCAGATGTCAACCCCGAAACGAATTTTAAAAAGAAAAAATGGGTAGCCGTGCCGATCATATTGGTTCCATCGAATATGTCTTTTCCGCTGCTTGTCTGGACTGCCGCCCATTTTGTTACTGGTGTACCGAAAGTTTGTTCATAATCAAATTCGTCCGACTCATCCGGTGCGGTAATGGTGCGGCTTTTAATCTTGATCTTTCTGTTAAGATCACCGAAGCAGACCCTTTGTCTTTTTATTTTTACAGGATTGCATTCCATATATAGCTCACATCGATATATCGATGATTCGATTCATATTGTAAATTAGTTCTGATTCAGGTGGCAGATGTCTTTCGATAAATGCTGCCATTGAATTTTTTGAAGTTGAAGGACAATCCCCTCGGTGCTTCCATAGATTTGCTAGGTGTTGGAGCATTGCAAGTTTGATATCTCTTGGTAGATCAGTCTCGGCAATACCATATCCAGCAGTAAGCTCAATGAATATGGGTTGAGGATCATCAGTGTTAAGACTTGGATAAGAAAAAGATTCCTTAAAATATAGAGAAGCAAATTCATCACTGACAGTAATGCCATAATCGGCAGCGTCAACGGTTTGGGTGGCACCATCTACATCTATATATTTTACCGATGCAATACTAATAAGTTTGGATCGCCTTATTTCACAAGTCCTGGGCCATTGTCTGAGATAAACCGTAAAGACCTTATTAAGGAAGGTTCTCCACGTAAACTCTTCACCGAATTGTTTTACTGCTTGCATTAATACAACTAAATACAATTCGGTTGCCAAATCTGTGAATCCCTCTTTTAGATGATCGTTGACTTCGACCAGTGTAAAAGGAATTGTAGTATTGTCGGTGGTTAATATATATGTAGATGGCAGAATCATTACTTTTTAATCTCTTTGCCCTTGCTATCAAAAGCATAGGTCAGTTTTGAATTGGACTTATCCTCTTCAACAAATTTGCCCTGTAGTAACCCATCAAGAACCCTTCCTTTGGGAATCTCGATCACATCACCAACCTTCAATGTTCTTTGAACTCTGTAATCAAATGCATAATTTCTTAACGTCTTCAAAACTTTTACTTTCATATTTACTCCATGTTAGGGGCGGGCATCCATGGAGAGATACCCGCCTTATCAGTCCGTAGTCTCAAGGTCTACGGGTTAGATATTGGTTGAACTTCGGCCTTCTTGTGCCATGATGCTGAATAAACACCATCTGCGCCAAGTGAGGTAACGACCGATGCCCGCAAATATCTTTTCAGATTATTCACAACACCAAGCGATGCTATCAATTGGGCCGCTGATAATGCCGCGTCCGCTTCTTGGCCAGTCTTCACATCACCGATCAAATTGATATCGGAAACGACAGTGGTGCCAGCGGCAAATGTTTGGCTGTCTGATTCTTCAATCAATGGAGTGAATAGACCAGATGTCCATGCCACTTGATGGGTGAATAAGATACCGCCATCATAATCGGCAGTATCAATTATTTCGCCAACGGTCGTAACATCAGTATTTATTACTTGAGGTTCGATCGCAATATTTGGCAAAAGATCACTTCTAATATCTCTCTTTGCTCCCATGCTGAACTCCTTTCTCTCTTAAGAGTGGTTAAAAATTATAGGCTAATTTCTTGGGTTTTTAGTGCTTCGTAATTTGTAACAGCACCACCAGTTCGCTTAGAAGTATAAAACAAGATCCTTCCTTTGTCGGTGATATTATCACGAATCAAAACAACGCCCATCTTATCAACAATGGTATAACCAGTTCGGAAGTTACCATAGGTTGCTGCCAGTGCCCCTGCTCCAACTGCTTGCATGTCATCAGCAAACAATACTGGCTTACCAAGTAGCACTAATTGACCAGCACCATTTCTCAACATGGTTGGATCAATCAAATATGCTCCGGTTGCAGTTTCCTTGAGCTTGATTATTTGTACCCAAGAATTACGCTGCATCAACCAGGTTGCGCCACCCTGATAAACTTCTTTCAACGCGCCCTGAAGATCAATCAGTCCGTCGGCAGTAAATTGAGTGGCATTCCCAGACACAATCTGTTCGATGCGATCTCTTTGATATACTCCGGCCGCCGCATAATTGGCATATGACAAAAAGCCTTTTGGTTTGTTCGCACCATTTCCAGCAACAAATGCAGTGTTTTCAGTTCTTCCGATCTTGGAATTAACTTTGCGTTGTAGCCATGCCCCAACATCAAATCCAGCATCATCCAAAAGCGTTTGGGTAATCTTTGGCATACACCACTGCTCATGGGTATAGATTTCTAGCTGTCCGATATCTGGCTCGCCAGTAGCGGTTCTTGGTGCAACTTCAGATGTCCATCCACCGGTTTCGGCTTCGTCATCATCAATTATCAATTCAACTGAATTAACAGAAGTTGTAATGACACTGGCAACCGAACGAATTGGAGAAGTTTCAAATTCTCGATCAACAACTTTCGCAAGTCTTTCCGGACGTACCCAATATCCACCCTGAGGATCGATGCCAACTTGCATGGTCTTTCGCTCGATCTGATCTTCGGTCATTCCAGGAATATGGAGCATCGACTGAATGCCTTTCTTTGCAACATCCCTCGGCACTGCGATGCCATTACGGATATATGCCATGATACTTTCGTCATAAGTTTCAATGTCTGACTTTGGCTTGTCGCCACCGCCGTTCTGACCACGGGCAACGATTGCTTCGAGTTCATCCATCCGCTTTTTTTCTTCGGCACGTTCGGCATTTAATGTGTCAAATGCTTTTGTGACTTCGCCTGTTTTTATTTCAAGCTCTTTTATTACCTGAACATCAAGACCGTCATACTTCTTTTCGTTCCTGTCGTTCTTCTCTTGGATCGCTGTGACAATATCACACAACTCATCCAATTTTTTCTTAGTTTCTTCGTCCATCAAATGCTCCCTTTGATTTTGGTTATTATTTGGTCTAGGTAATTGACCGTTGCAATACTGTCTACTCTTCGAAATATCTCATTACGAGCTTTCATCTCTTCACTAGGGTCGGTATCATTTCGAACCAACGACTTAATGAAGTAAATAATTTCATTTGCCTCTTTATTTGACAATCCTTTGCTTTTTAGAAGTTTTGAAATATCAGTGATTGATTCACATGACTTGACCGATGATATCACTGCCTGGTCATTCATTGGAATATCTAACACTGAAACTTCGAACAGCTTTAACTTTTTGATATTCCTGATATATTTGGTAATGTCCACGCCATCTATTTCGGCGACTTTTTCATTTACCCACTCGGAATCAGTTGCCCGATAACCAATTGACATGCTATCGACAACGCCTTGTTTGGCCAATAGATATGCATCCATACCCGACTGAACGCCTAGATTGATATTACCCTCAACATATAGGCCCTTTCTATTTTCTTTGAATACTGGCCAACCGCCAATTGTTTGACCATGTTGATATCGCATTGGGATCTGCTTTCCCATTGCCTCATAATTTGCAAGAGTTTCTTTGAACGCACCTTTCATGATGCGATCGAATCCATTGTCTATATTTCCGGTGGTAGCACCATAACCCTTGACGATGCCAAATTTCTGACCGTCAACCTCGGCTTCTTTCGTAGATTCTATCTCAAATGGAGTGACGATATATTTAGTTTCAATGTCTACGGTTATCTTTTCCATGATCACCTCGAAAGTATTGTACCACTTTTTTTAAGCTACATTTGTTATATATTGCACCGAGCACCGGCAATTAACAACATTTTTGACGGATGCACCAAGACTTGTGTCGCCTGGTTGCATCAAAAGTTCTCCGTTAACAATAAATGGTTCATTCAATGGTACTATTTGACCATCTGCAATAGCGTGTGGATGCCTGACTTTTTGATCAAGTATTGCATCCCATCTTTTTTCTGTACTGGCAGTCGTGCCCGATCTTTGCAGAATATCTGCCTCGATGAATTTAGTTTTTTCCGATACTCTCTGGACTTCCGTGAGAGCAATACCTTTTGCCCTGTTACGATTCCCCTTTCTGAATTTACTTGTGACTTCTTTGGCCAATTCCTCATCGCTTAACTCTACGAGCTGCTCGGCACTCTCTGCCAAGGTCGTGATTACGGCATCTTCAACTCGTCTATTAGTGGTCGATATAATAAATTCTGCTTGTCGCCTTGATGATTCGGCGATATAATTTTCGATTTCCTGATTGATTCGAGCCGCTTCAACATTTCCAAGCTTTAATTTTTTGCGCAGGTTTTTGCGAAAAGATCGAGAAGTCGTAGAGCTGTCCGTCCTTACAATTCCCTCAAGTTCATCTGTGAATATAGAGAAATCCGGAATAGATCGGAACGTGCTCATCTCTGCTTGATTAAGATCTGCCATTTCCTTAAAAATAGATCGAAACTTTCTTTCGAGTCTGCGTTCACTCTTTAGCTTAATGGGAAGATCAACAATGGTGGCTTCTGGCAATGGTGTTGGCATTATACATCTATGTGGTCTGTTATTCTTGCATCAGACAATTCATTCCAGGTATCTTTTATCTTCATAGCCCTGAAAATATCTAACACCATCTCAGCCGATTCCTTGTTTTCGAATCTTAGCGCAGCCCATGAATCTGCCCATGTGAGTTCCCCATCCTTGTCGATAGTAAGCCACTGTGCTGTTGTCTTCGCTTCGATCATCCAATATGCTTTCATACTCCACCCCTTTTTTTTATATTAAGACCGGTAGCTACGTTACTTATCGACATGTCCGGCCCCACACCGCGGAAAATTCATCCACTTTATGATACTGAATTGGCAGGGCGGACGAACGCACGTAGCCTGCACGCAAATGACCAGCCAATTCATTTCGTCTCTGGAAAATGCTCATTAATCTTTTGATTTATATACTCTTCTGTCTTACCCGATTTCATCAGGATATCTCTATAAGCTTTTTTGACTGCCTCTTCGTTTGCAACCGGCGTTGGTTCTACCTCTTCCGGTTCTTCGCTTAGTCCTCTGAGAGTTGAAGGAATATAAACCTCGTCGCCACCAGGAACAGGATCATAACCGTAAAGCTGCCGAACCTCATCGATTTTAAGGACGCCGGAATCTTTCTTGTTCTTGATATCTTGGTTCGATCTTTCGAGCAGTGCCGTGATGCTTTGCTGATCATACGAAAGTTTCAGTCCTTCTGATCCGGGATATCTTGGCAACAAAAACCTCGATAATTCCTCTTGGATGATATCAGTCGTTGGGAGAATGGCGTTATCATAAAGATCCATCCTGGCTTCACTGTAATTATCCATCGTCATGTGTTCGGAATTTACGAGCGGCAAAGGGATTTCATAATTGTTATATATCTCGAATCGGACATCTGCCTTGTTGTCTTTGAAGTCCATATCCTTATTATTCTGCGACATCTCTTTATAGGTGAGCTTTCCGTTGCCACCTGATTGGGCAAACATGGTTTTGCCAGCATTCTTATCTCCCTGCATGCTCTTGAATTGCTCTTTTAGTGCTGCATATTGCTTTTCACTCATCGATCCATCATTCATCAGGATTCCAGATAACCGCGCACCGTTAGTGAGCAACGCTAGATTGTGGTTGGAGCTTCGTTGATACTGATCAAGGTCAATGAGTATGGATGTGATAGGCATTGTGCCAAAAAGATTACCCGCAGATCTTCGGGCATTGAAATCACGCATGTGCCAAATTTCATTCATTTTTTCATGGCCATAGAATCTAAAACGCCGGTCTATAATATCTCTAAGAAAGTCCATCTGCTTGGTTACGCCACTGAATTTATATAGCTCTGCGAATCCATCGATTGAATTTGCTTCAATTGAAAAGAATTGTGGACCCTTCGAATATATCTCAAGCGGTGGACGGGAGACGCCGCCGGTTGCCTCGACAAAGGAATTGCCTGTCAATAGATAAAAAACAGCAATGGCCTTCTTGAATTCATGGCCTGTCGTGTCGGCGTTCGGCGAATTGATTAGATCAAGTAATGGATGTTCGGTAATAAACTCGCCATTCTTGTCTTCCATGACCATATCGATCTGGGCAAAGCCCTTGGCTATCATATTAATCGCTTTTTTCAATGGGCCAACTGATTCGTAATATTGTATGGCTTTATCGAACGTCAAAGACCTGACATCTACCAAAGAATTAGATTGTGCCAGCTCATTGATAACCGAGACGAAATCTCGTATAATGTCCTGCTTTTGCTCAATTGGTTCGCTTTCAGCTTTCTTCCATCCCCAATATTCTTTTGAAAAAAATCTCATAACATCTCCACAATTGGATCACCTTTATAAAGGTCAAAAAGATCAGTAAAACCCCACACAAGAGCATCGACTCGATTCGGTGAGTATGTCATTTCTTTTTCATCTGTCTTGAAGTCGCCCATTTCTGTCTCTAGGTCTTGAAAATCCCCAACGTCACCAACATGATAAATTCTACCCTGTTCGTACAAACTGGCAACCGGTTCCGCTCTTTTCACTTTTCCGCGTGATGCCCTAACTGCTCGATATGAAATATTTTTATCAATGTCGCGGTATACAGTTTCGATATAGTCTCCACCATTATTGACTTCACCGATTATTCTATCACATTCGTATTCATGAAAAAGATTAATAGCCTTCTGAGCAGCAACCTTTGGCGTGTAAATGCCCGAATTATCTCTTATTACATATCCAATGTCGCCGCACCGAGCACAAACGATAAGCCCATGCTCATCACTTGTGATCTTAGATGTTACTGCCGGGTCATGTGCCACAATCATCCTCTCTATATCAGATGGCAGCTTGGCGATTCTCTTGATCATTTTTGTGCTAAAAACATCACCCACAACATCATCGGCGAACTCGCCTCGCATGAATCGCTTTTTCTTACTCTCCGGAAGCCTGTCAAGGATTCGCATATATGATTCACTGAGGTTTTCAACATTGTCCTCTGGATTCATCAGGATGTGGGCAAGCATCCTTGTGTCAATCGGTAGTTTTGTTATAGGATCTTGTCCTAAGATGAACTTGAAATATGACCAGTGCTTTTTGGAAGGTGGATTCATATCGTAATAAAACTTATTAACCAACTCTGTTTTCTGTGCCAGCCTGGTCGTAGCGGTGTCTATTGAATCCAGGGAAATTTGCGAACACTCATTAAAATACATTGTTGAGTATTCCTTGCCTAAAATCTTTTCAACCCTTTCAGCATCGTCTAATCCACCTATCCAGAACTCAGATTCGCCACCATGTTGGGTTGGAATCTTTAGATAAAAATCACTTTTATTCATCAATTGGTCTTTCATCTTCCACATATCGGGAAAGCAAATCTTCATGACCTTCGGGATGGTGTCCAACCAAACCGACTGTTTCACATCGTTGAAAACTTTACGGAGAATACAATGCCTGGATTCGCATTTCATTGCACGGATAATTATGGCCCTGACAAAATGAAAAGTTTTACCCGAGCGACTTCCACCATATGCCATGATCTCTTCGGCATCTGAGATCAATAACTGGTCGAGGTCATGTTGCTTTGCAGTTCTTTTATATGGTGGTGTTTCGATCACAATTTAGAATCTGTTTCCGATATTTGCAGAATGAGCGGCTTATCCATGTCAACCTTAATTTGTTTTTCTTCGGGCATCAATTCCTTGACAAGCTTCAACATGAGATCCGCTTTTTGTTCTTCTTTTAGTTCGGATTCATCATCAAAGAGCATGTCTTGGAGCTTGATTTTGACTTTATCCCAGAAATTAACAACAGACCCATCAGCCAATTCAATCTCGCACATTGCATTGTAGAATTCAGCCCTGGCCTTACGATATTCCCATGACTTTTTCATGCCCTTGGACTTGGCTTCACGGGATGGTTGATTCTCGCTTGAGAACTGTGGGCCTGTTAAATTTTTAAGACGCTTGTCGTCACTGTCCATTCGCCGTCCTGCACTGCCTGAAACTCGGTGATATTATACCATAAAGGATCATGACAATTTCACTACATTTATTTTTCATATTATCTCCATGGTCTATGAACGCACTTATATGATAGTACGCCGAAACCGCTTGATCAACATAGTTAAGCTATGGTAATTGTTGACAAATAAAATCATTGACCATCAATGTCATTTAATATAAAGTGGAAAATGATCACTGAAAAAACCAACCTATTGAATATCAACAACATAGAAATCGACAGATCATGCCCGAATTGCGGTAAAAGCATCACCAACACGGATGTTACTGTAATCGGAACAGATCGGGCCGGTGTCTGGTACAATTGCAATGATTGTCATGGCACTATGCTATTCCTTAATCCTGACTTCGTTCCTTCCCGGTATCGTTATAAATAATTAACTTCTTGTTGACATTCATATCTCATTATTATATGTAAACATTATAAACACGGATGCAAGTTTTCCGATCGATAACAGGATATTATGTAATGAGAATAGCTAAAGTATTTCCAAGAAAAACAAAGGCCAGTCCGGACGATGAGCTGGCTTTTTTTGGAGATCCACCTGACTCACTAGATGTCGATCAGGTGCATGTGAGTGTCACATTTTCATATGACAAAGAGAAAGCGGAGCAACTAGCAGAAAAATGGCTATCCATTACAAGAACAGTAAAAATAGGCGGTCCAGCGTATGGACATCCAGGTGCTGACTTTAAGCCAAAAAGGTATTTGAAAGAAGGGTATGTAATAACCTCAAGGGGGTGTCCTAATAGTTGCTCATTCTGTGATGTTCCCAAAAGAGAAGGCCCTTTAAGGGAGTTGTCAATTACAGAAGGGTGGAATCTTCTTGATTCAAACATCCTGGCTTGCTCAGATACACATATACAAAAAGTGTTCGAGATGCTTGGCAGGCAAAAAGAACCTGTTCAATTAAGTGGCGGGCTAGAAGCTGCCAGGCTTACCAACAGGCATGTATCATGGCTCTGGGATCTCCGACCAGACCAAATGTTTTTTGCCTATGATAAAACAGATGACCTAGAGGCACTAGTGGAAGCTGGCAAAAAGTTACAGTATGCTAATTTCACTCGCAGGCATTTGAGATGCTTTGTCCTTATTGGACTACCTGGAGATACATTTGAACTTGCGCAAAGTCGATTGCTCCAAGCATGGGAAGCGGGGTTTTACCCAATGGCAATGCTTTGGAAGAATAAAAAGGGTGACACAGACAAGGAATGGCGGAAATTTTCAAGGGTGTGGGCAAGACCGCCAATATTCAAAGCAGTGATAAAGAAAATGTATCGAGAATTACACGTTACATAATTGGGAGTTATAATTATGGAAAAATCATTCATTCGCGTGGGCACATTAATAAAAAATAAACGTATGGGCTTAGGGTTGAGCATGCGAAAGGTCGGCAGGGGTTTAAAATGCAACAATCCGAAAACGGGTGGTCAACAAATATCAAACATAGAAAAGGGTCAAGCTGGATTACCACCGAAGCATGCTGAACAGATTTGCCAAACATTGAATATGCGAAAGATGGATCTTTTTAAAGCAATGATGCTCGATCACAAAAATTACCTCGATCAACATTTCCCTGGATTGAGATATAAAATATTATTCTACGACTTTGAAAATGGTGACGTAGATGGAATACGACAAGGTGAAAAATGAATGAAAAATTAAGAGAATTACTAACGAGCAAAAACGACCTCAATCATGAATTACCTGATGGCAAATGGGAAGATTATCTTTGCTCGCTCGCTACAGTTTCGACATTGGATTTAAGCCCACTAAAAAAAGTTGTCAGGATGCAAAAGATACTAAGATACATTTATGACAATGAAATTGCACCAAGCGAGGCAAGAGAAATATCCTTGGAAGACTACGCAGAAAGAGTTTTTGCCGAGGGCTTAGATCATGAATGAATATTATTATTGCTTAGCTTCGAAGATGATTGCTCTTATTGGCGTATGTTTTATCCTGTACTTTGATAAAATTAATAATTGGTTCGTAATATTACCGATGCTGTTTATGGCAATAATGGATGGCACAGCAGATGACAAAGGGAAAAAGAATGAAAAAATTAACAGTTAGCCAACTTAAATCAATCGGATTCAGACCTATGGACATCGCTAGAATTTGTGATGTGAGCCAACCGGCAGTTTGGAAATGGGAAATGAAGCACATCCCAGATCGATTTAGAAAAAAGATCATTGATCAGATCAAGAAAAGATATAAGAAGACCACCGCAATCATAAGCAAACTATAATGGCTTGCAACGAACATTTCTGCACCAATTGCGGATGGACAACATACGATAATAAACCGGCTCCCGATGAATGCCCCGAATGCGGCGATCTAATGGTGACATTTACTGACGAGCCAATGACATATGTGGGGGACTAATGTTTATACAACTTGACAGAATAGAAATTGAAGAACTTATCAAAGACGCGATCGTAAAAAGGGGCATTAAAAGAGACCAGATCGACGATCCAGCATTCTACGACAAAGATGAGAAGAAGCTTGATATAGCTGATGTGATGATTGAAATCGAAGATGAAACCCAAACCACGATTAATTACCTTCGTGCTGACAGGTTTTTTCGCGCCAAGAATATACCGGGATCAAATCTAAGGAAGCTATTTACAGGACTGGCCATTGAAGTGGCACGGGCTGAA